CAACAATTTGCGTAATGAAATGACACTTTCACCAAAATTGAGGTGATAGCGCTTATCCGACGCATTGCTCTTTTCACCCACAGTGTGCTCAGAAACATCTCCCTGGAGAGCAAAAAATGAAGGAACATAGAGATCACCACCTGCAGTGATCCCTCCTTTTGGATTGTTGAATTCGAAATCATCACCCGCACTTATGTAAAACAACAAAGTTACTGATGTAGTGCTAGGCGCTTCGAGTGTATTGTACACTCGAACCGAAAGAACACCATTATCGGTGGTTGAGACAGGTGGATTAGGTGAACCAAGTGTCCAGCCGTCCTTGTCACCTTGGGCATCTGTGATTGCCCAAGCCCGACCTTGGTGGTACGGTATCTCAAAAACAACATCCTGCGTTTCACCAATGTCAATAATTTGATTGTAGCAAACATTCAACTCGGGATCTCCTGCTGTCACATCAGATACAGGATCCCAAGAAATTTTCAATCGCCCTTTGTGGTACTTTGAACACACAACACGCATACGAATTTTCAAAGTGCCACGCCAATTGTTGAACATATATGACAAATGTGATAAGGGCGTGTTGTAGTGCCGATAACCAACAGTAGTGAAAGGAGCTCCCGAAGTCAAAATAGGGAAAGAATCCTTCAATGTTGGTGTAATGCGGGCGTTGAAAATTTGAAGTGATTCAGAATCACTAGTGGACCACGCAGTTGAACCAAAGAAGGATTCTTTTTTCTTCAAATAATTAATGGATAACTCATCTTCTTTGGGTCCACCAAAAGGGGCTGCATCAATAGAAAGCTCAGTTTTTGGATCATAAGCCAACTTTTGGTAGGGCACTGAAATTTCAGCAGTTGCTAGATGTGGTGCCGACATGACATATCTGGGTTCAACATTGGAGATCACAGGTGGATTTGTGTACCCAAAAACAGAAGCGATAGACGCCACAGCTGTGGCTCCAATTTGAGTTGCACGAGCAAAAGGCCCAAGAATTGGAACTTGCGTCAACATACTGGCAATACAAGCAACAGTTGTGGCCGGTTTTGACACACTACCTTTCCCATACTCGTCACCCTGTAGAGCTAATTTGGCAGTGGCTCCCATGAGTTCAACATCTGTTAACCAGGCAATTGTTTTCACTGTAATGCTCAAAGGAGCTGTCGAAATAGCAACAGCAAGGGGAGCAAATGTGACATACCGCAAAGTCCCCATATTTTGCACATCTGTGAGAGAGGTGATATCCAACCAATTCTTGTGATACAAAAATGGACACTCCATCTCACCTCCCTCATTGGTTTGAGGTGAAATGTAAAAACCAGGTTGCTGCGAATACGGAATCCTCAATGGGAAATCAGAGGTAGTGGTGCGAACACGATTTGGGACAAGTCCTTGCAACGGTGTATACGCAGTTCTCATCAAACCATATTGAAATGGTGTTGCATTGATGACAACTTTGATGTGAAGTTTTCCTCGAAAAAATGCATAGTTGTTTAACTTTGTCTTCACACTTGCGGAATTCATGAATAAACTCCATGGAGTGATTGTTCGAGTCACTCCTACCGGATCAGTGGTACTCCATGAGAAAGTGTCAATGGTGACTGGACGACTCAGGAAAGAACCCAACTGTAAATCCGGTGTTGAATCAATCAAGGCGACAGAGGCATCAGCATTGGACGCCATAATCATATCTCCTGGTGATTCCTCCTGGAAGGTGACTGTTCCCTCCGTCGGGTGCGACGGAGTAACATCACCCTGCAGAACAAAACAAGTCGGCATACACCACGCATACGCGCTTGTAGACGCATACGTAGGCGCAATACTTTTAGTGATTGCGTCAACATTTGTATTTTCTTCAGTATTTTCTTTTTTGCATGACAATGAAACGCATATATGAACTGCCAAATACATATACGGTGGTCAGGAACTACTCGAGCCCTCCCGACGCCTTCCTAAATCTCTCACAGAGAGCATCCCAACCAGGAAGGGTACTTTGTTCCACATAGAACTTGTAGGGCTCGCGTTGCAACACGCTCTGAAAAAAGGCGTGGTGTTTTTGGAACACTTCCTTCCCATAAAAGAAGTATTCCGAATTGACGCTGCTGATGACGGCTACCATTTGATCAAACTTATCAATAGTTTGAGAGGGAACCCACACTGTTAGTGACTTGTGCAATGATTTCTCCTCGAGTGGGCAAACGTAAGCCTGCAGCTCCTCCTCCCAACGCCACGACCGCTTT